GACAGAATTTTGTACGATTACGCGCACGCGCCCAACGCAAACACACACGCAGACGTATCAGGGTTAACCCTAACAAAAACACCGGTCTACTTAATACAACGTCTATTATGTTAAGTCGGAACATGGTTATGCACAGGTTATACATGACGCATCGATGCCGACAGCGGTTATCCACAAGCTGGCATGAACAACTAGGGTTTTGCCCTGTGGATAACTGGCCCAGGCGGCTCGTGCCGGTCCAACTGGCCGGCCGGGGGAGGGGGTAGGGCCGGCGCGAAAGGGCCACAGGAACGGTAGCCCCGCGAACATTTTTATTTTTATTTTTCAAAAAATGGTTTAGCATTACGCCATGCCCATCTACAGCAACGCCCTAACGCCGCGCCCAGCGAACATGCTGGCGTACCAGGACAGCATGAGCGCAACGCCAAGGAATGAGTATCTTGGCGCCCTGGCTGACCTGATCGCGCAGAGTTACTCGCCAGAGCGCACCCAGCAGATGCAAGGCATTTCACGCTTTCTGTCGGCCCCTGAGATCAGTCAGACACTGGACCGGTTGTCTTACGGTGAGCCACTGACAACTGGCGCCGGCATGACCACACGGATCAGGCCAGAGGCGGCAGAAGCGGCACTAGCGTTGGCGCCATCAGCCAAGCCTGTGACCATGGCGACATTGCAGGCGGCGAGAGCTGCTAGGCAGGCTGCTTTAGCGACCAAAGGTATGCCGATTGGCATGTCAACACAAGCTATTGGCGGTATGGGGTTTTTGCGACCTAGTGTAGCGCCTCAAGAAGACGCATTGCGTTTGGCGCAACAGCGTGCCGAGCAAATGGGGCAGTCAGCCAATCCAGCGACAAGAATGTTGCAACAAGGATATGAACCTGGTTGGTATCACGGCACAACTGGTGACATTACAAGTTTTAGTCCTGAATTGCTTGGTGAGGCAACTGGCGCAGCAAGCGCTAAAAAAGGTTTTTTCTTTGCCCGTGATCCGCAAAACCCTCCGGCGTCAATGTTGAACAATGTGCAAGACAAAGAAATTTTGCAATTTCTTCAGCAGGGTGGTTTAAGTTCGGAAGAAATAGCACAATCAGCTTCAATGGCTGGTCATGGTGCTGAAACTGCATCTGGCTATGCTCAAATTGGCGGGTCCAGAGAATATAGAGAGGCAATGCGCAAAGCCAAGTCTGCTGAAAAACGAGGCAATTGGAATGAATATGAAAAACAAATGCAAGTTGCTGAAGATTCAGAAGTAAACAGATTAAATCATCTTCAGGGTTTGGTTGCTAAGTATGGCGATGCTAGAGATACCATGACTGAAAAAGTCAATCAAACTTTTTATAGTTTGCAGCATCCTCAAGCACAAGCTGAATTATTGGATAAAAAATATAAAGAATTGATGCCGTATGGTTGGTACAACATGTATGACGGAAAACAATTTGATAATTTAAAAAATGAAATAACTAAGTTGGTTGGAAAAGATGCGGCAGCGCCAGCGCTAAAAGAGATTGATAAATTTAAGGCAATTAAAGCAGAAAGAGTATTAGCCGAAAAAACACAAGAAGGTGGGAATGTGATGCCCGTTGCGTTGAGCTACAAAAATCCATTTGTGCATGATTTTGGTGGAAGTTCTTACAGAGATCAAACATATTCAGATTTGGTTGATCAGGCATTACGCGGCAAACATGATGCTTTAATTTTAAAAAACACGTTTGATCCTGGTGGTGGCCCATCTAAACTGGTTGATGTTGGTGTGGTGTTTAGCCCAGATCAAATTCGATCCCGATTTGCAGCGTTTGACCCTTTGCGAAAAACTGCTGCTACAGCTGCTGCCGCAGGTTTAGCTGCGCCAGATTTGTTGGCTGGGCAGCAACAAGACGCATATTCACAAAACGAAATGCGAAAATTTATGCGTCAAGGCCGCCGCTAATGCAAACCACAATCTACAAGCCCGAAGACGAGCAAGAGTTAATGGCCACGCTGTGGTCACCGGCTATTGCGGACGATCCAGAGGCTTTTGTGCTGTTTGCTTTTCCTTGGGGCAAAGAGAACACACCGCTGCACAACTTTAAGGGTCCGCGCAAATGGCAGAGGGAAGTGTTGCGAGAGATCACCGAACACATTAAGCGCCAAAAGGGTTTGATTGATTTTGAAACTTTGCGCCATGCAGTCTCGTCCGGTCGAGGCATTGGCAAGTCTGCCCTCGTCAGTTGGCTTACCATCTGGATGTTGTCCACGCGCATAGGCTCAACAACCATAATCTCGGCCAACAGCGAAGCGCAGTTGCGTGCAGTGACCTGGGCTGAGATTACCAAGTGGCTGGCCATGAGCATTAACAGCCACTGGTTTGAAGTTTCGGCCACCAAGGTGGCGCCTGCCAACTGGCTTACAGAACTGGTTGAAAAGGATCTGCGAAAAGGCACACGCTATTGGGCTGTAGAGGGCCGGCTGTGGTCTGCCGAAAACCCAGACAGCTACGCTGGTGTGCACAACCACGATGGTGTGATGGTGATCTTTGATGAGGCCAGCGGTATTGATGATGCCATTTGGTCGGTGACGGCTGGTTTCTTTACGGAGAACACGCCAAACCGGCTTTGGATGGCTTTCTCCAACCCACGGCGAAACACTGGGTATTTTTACGAATGCTTTAACAGCAAGCGAGATTTTTGGACCAACAAGGTTGTTGACGCACGCACCGTAGAGGGTACGGACAAGGCTGTTTACCAAAACATCATTGACGAGTACGGCCCAGAGTCCAGCCAGGCTCATGTGGAGGTTTATGGCATGTTCCCAAGCGAAGGTGATGACCAGTTCATCCCGGCAGACATTGTGGACGAGGCCATGAAAAGGGATAAGTACAAGGACCAGACTGCCCCAATCATCATTGGTGTGGACCCTGCAAGGTTTGGCGCTGATGCTACGGTGATTGCGATTAGGCAAGGGCGCGACATAGTGCGAATTGACCGCCATCGAGGCGATGACACCATGACTGTGGTGGGGCACATCATTGAGGCCATTGACGAATGGAAGCCGGCCATGGTGGTGATTGACGAAGGTGGTCTTGGCGCGGGAATTGTTGACAGGCTTAAAGAGCAACGCTATAAAGTCAAAGGCGTTAACTTTGGCAACAAGAGCGCCAACCCGATTATGTACGGTAATAAACGTGCCGAGATGTGGGGCAAGATGAAGGACTGGTTAAGAACGGCCAGCATTCCCAAGGACAGGTTCTTGAAAACGGATCTGGTATCGCCTATGATCAAGCCAGATTCTAGGGGCACTATTTTTCTGGAGTCCAAGAAAGACATGAAGGCTCGCGGCCTGGCGTCACCTGATGCGGCTGATGCGATCTGCGTGACGTTTGCCTTTCCTGTGGCTCACCGAGAGTACAATTCCCGAGAAACCACCCGCGCATTCTCTGATCGTGGGGCCGTAGCAACTTCTTGGATGGGGTCTTAACGTGGCAACTAAACCTGGTTTGTACGCAAACATTCATGCCAAGCAAGAGCGCATCAAGGCTGGCTCTGGCGAGAAAATGAATAAAGTTGGCAGCAAGAATGCACCGACGGCCAAAGATTTCAAAGATTCGGCTAAAACGGCCAAAAAGAAATAACCTATTCTGTAAAACCATGCGGCGTATGTTTTCTATGCTCAAGCGAATGGCAGTTTGGGCACAAAATTTCAAGATTGTTAAGATCGTTGTTTTTACGGTTTCGGTCTTTGTGATGCACGCCAAGAATTTCAGGATGCTCACTGTACCCACACCGGACACAACTGGTCAACATTCCGCGATTAACCATTTTTTTACGTACAGTAGTAAATTCAGGCAACCAAATTTCTTTGGCAGATTTGTTGACGCAGGCCATGCAACAATATTTACGTTTTCTAGATGGCGAAGTAAAAAATTCAGTTTTGCAATGTGTGCATTCGCCACGTACCGTTCCTTTTTGGCTCATGGCTTTGTGGTAACATTTTGGCGAACAGTATTTAGCTTTATTTGCTCGGCTTGCAATGTGCGTAAATTTTGCCTTGCACACCGCGCAATCAGATGTCAATTGCAATCTTGAATCTAATGCCATACACTTGCGGCTACAGAAAAGCGCGGTGTTTTTTCGGTACTCAGGTACCGAAAACAAAACTTTGCAATGTTTGCAGCTTTTTTCGTACCGAATTCTGGAGCGTGTCATGCCACTCATAAAAAGTTCCTCTAAAGAAGCGTTTAGGAAAAACGTTAAAGCAGAGATTGTACAGGGAAATAAACCTGTGAAGCAGGCCGTGGCAATTGCGTATTCGGTCAAGCGTAATGTACAATCTAAGCCTGCACCGAAGGGTAAAAATGGCTGATCCAACCGGAATGGTCGCCGCAGCCAATGTTGCTGCCGGTGGCAAACCAGCAAAATCTGATTCAGATATTTTGACTGTAGCTCGCAGCCGCCTTGACATGGCGGTTGCTGCTTTGTCTGAATCACGCGACGATGAGATTGACGATCTGCGTTTTTATGCTGGTTCTCCGGATAATCATTGGCAGTGGCCATCGGATGTTTTGGCTACTCGCGGCGCAGTCCAAGGGCAAACCATCAATGCCCGTCCTACACTGACCATTAACAAGCTGCCCCAACATGTGCGCCAAGTCACCAATGACATGCGCCAAAACCGCCCAGGGGCCAAGGTCATTCCTGTGGATGACAATGCTGATGTGGAAGTGGCCGACATTTATAACGGCATGATTCGGCATATTGAATACATCTCGGATGCGGATGTGGCCTATGACACGGCTTGTGAGAATCAAGTGTCTTACGGCGAGGGTTACATTACCCTGATGACCGAGTATTGCGACGAAAACACGTTTGATCAAGACATCAAAATTGGCCGTGTGCGTAACTCTTTTTCGGTTTACATGGACCCGCTGATTCAAGACCCTACTGGCGCGGATGCCAAGTGGTGTTTTATTACCGAAGACCTGACCAAAGCCGAATATGAGCGCCAATATCCTGATGCTGCGCCTATTTCTACCTTGCAGTCCCTTGGCGTTGGCGATCAATCGATCAGCAACTGGCTCAATGAAGATACCGTGCGTATTGCGGGGTATTACTATATTGACTACGACAAAACAACGCTGAATTTGTATCCGGGTAATGCTACGGCGTTTGAAGATACGCCCGAGGACAAGCAGTTGCGTGCTATGTACGGCAAACCAAAGCGCAATCGGGTGTCTGAGCGTCCTCGGGTCAAATATTGCAAGATCAACGGCTATGAAATTCTTGAAGAAAAAGAATGGGCTGGCAAGTGGATTCCTGTTATCCGTGTTGTTGGCAACGAATTTGAGGTTGATGGCCGTTTGTATGTGTCTGGTTTGGTGCGTAACGCCAAGGATGCACAGCGCATGTACAACTATTGGGTGTCCCAAGAGGCCGAGATGCTTGCCTTGGCC